GAAGAAGGAGTGCCAAGAGCGCCGCCATTAACAACAAACGCCCCAGCTGATCCAGTATTAACGCCTAGAGCTGTAGCGACCCCAGTACCAAACGATGTGATCCCCGTACCACCGGAGGCCACAGGAAGTGCTGCGCCAAGAACCAGGGAAGGAATGTAGTCAATTGCTCCAACGACATCGGTGCCGTTGTTGTAAACAATCGCTGTTTTACCCGTGGGGATTGCTACACCGGTCTGACCTGAAACCTTGATCGTGACTTGCTGGTTTGAGCCGTTCTTAACAATATAGGGCTTTTCAATCGCCGGGACTTCAAGAACCGCAGCCCCGCCAGGAGTACCTGTTAAGTTTAGGTAAATCGCCCGTGCGTCTTGTGCAGCATTTGAATTAGTGAGCGTCAGTGTGACCGTGGTGCTTGACATCGTAACGTCAGCTTTACCGACAATCGACTGCTCAAGAGCCGTGCCAAGGTTGGTGTTGGTGGTCGTGCCCCAGGTTCCCGCCTGTTCGCCGGTACCGATCAGCTCGATTTTTAAATTGGTTGAGTAGGTGCTTGCCATTTTTAAGTTCCTTTAAGCTGCTACAGCGACCCAATTGGCGGTCTGGCTGTCGTCAATATTAACCCAGTTCGGGTTCTTCAGTACAGGTGCGCTGCCCACAATCGACATACTTCCAGACGGTATAGTCAGTACCCTTTCAAACGGCACGATAGGTACATTTCCGACAACAGAAAGCGATCCAGAAGGTGGTACAACACGGTTCGTTGCAGGAGCAAACGCAACAACATTTAATGCTCCTGTTGGAGGTATTCTGACTTGCCCACGTAGTAAAGCTGGTGCAGCCCCCGTAAGCGTTAAACTTCCCGCCGCTGGGAAAGCTGGTGTGCCAGAAGAAAGCCCTGGCGTTTGTCCTGTTAATGCAACCGAACCTGCGTCCGGTGTTGCTGTTGTTGCTTGGCCTGGTAGCTGCCCTGTTGCTAAAACCGAACCCGTACCGGGGGTAACCGTCGTTGCCTGACCTGGAATCTGCCCCGTTATTGCAACCGAACCTACCGCCGGTATTCTCTCAACCGAAGTCGAAATCCTTGGGATTTGACCCGTAATACTTAAGGCATTGGCTGGTGGTGTAACCGTTAAAGCCTGACCAACTTGCTGCCCGTTGAGCGTTAAAGTACCTGCCCCAGGAATAACAACCTTACCTTCTAAGAGCGTCGGTACCGCACCAGTAAAGGCAACAGCACCTGCCCCCGGACCAACCACAGCCCCCGTAATAAGCGTTGGAGCTGCCCCCGATGCAGTTAAAGATCCCGCATCAGGTTGAATAACCGTACCGCTTAGGAGTTGGGGAATCTGTCCTTGAAGCGAAGCGCTACCCGCGCCTGGGAGAACCGTACCTTCAGAACCCCAGTCACCAGCGCCATACGGGACAACTCCCCACCCAGCAGACATTTAGTCCTCTTAGGTAAGGGTAAATACACCAGTTGCAGCAGGCAGTACGGTCAGGGTGTTGGGATCAGCGACGCTAAAAGCAGAAGCCGAAAGCTTGCTCCAGCAAAGAAGCTTACCTGCCGAATTGTGAATCACCGCATATTGAACGGCACTGATGTTAGAACCCGAAGCCGTAAACGTAATGCCCAGCGTGGTGTAGTCAAACGTCACCGTCGAACCGGAAAGCGTCCAAGTACCAGCAGAAGGCGCCAAATACTTACCACCCGCCGTGTATGCACCGCCACTGGCCTGAACCGTTACGGATGCCAGGGTTGACAGAGTGAGGGTTGAAGCGTTGCTTGAACCTTTGAAAAGGGCCATTTTAAAACCACCGGTCCCTAGCGTAATCGTGCCATCACCAATATATTCTTTAGCTTTGGCGTAAAGTCTCCATGCAGCAGCAGCCATGTTATTGCTCCTTTAAATCGGCGTGTAATGCGCCAGTTTCCAAAATATGACGAAGCAAACCGTCGTAGATTTCCAGCTCGACATGATCGCCCAGCATTTTGACCATATCAATAAACTCTTGAGCTTGGGAAAGCATCCACGGATTGCAGTAAAAAACCTTGTTGCCTACGGTTACTGGAATAATGACTTGGTTGTCGTTTTCCTTTTGTTCGTAAGCGTGGTGCGCCCCGTCTTCTAGGCAAGAATCACAGCCGAAAATATGGAAGCGTTTGAAGCCCAGTATACGGAAAAGCGGGATAGTCCTCAAGAGAACTGTTGATCCACCAGGCACTTGGACATACGGTTCTTTTCTTTCCTCAAGGATTTCCTTGATCTTTTCCACCCCTGTATGCCACAAGTATGTCCTGTCTTTGGGCAGCTTTTCAAACACCTTGGGGTGGCATTGCGACGCAATAAAGTACTTGCAGTCTTCAATAATAGGATCAACAAACCGAGCGTTATGTTCCAAGGGATCCACAATCACCAGCGCCGAAGGCTTAATGCCTTGGTCAATACAATATTTATACGCCCCGTTCATGCAAATAAGCTTTACGCCCTGCTCACGAAGCGCACGGATTTTCTCAATATTCTTTGCCAGCGAGGGGCTACCCCCGACAATCATGGCGTCAACGTCGTTTTCTGGGTGGTGTGTGACCTTGTTTAGGCCCTCAATCGAGAGGCTATGCTTGACGTTCTCAATGATAATTTCATCAGGCGTTGATATTTTGCAGGTCTTCAAGAAGTCTTTGGCGGTCTTCCAAGCGCTGACATAAAACAGTACATTGCCCGATGTCTCGTGGGACCACATGACCTTACAGCCTTTTTCCGCAAACTTCTGGAGCCACCAGCTATAAGGCTTAACCGTCAAATGCAGGGGATGCCCGATCAAAGCGCCCATAACATCATCTTCTGTGGCAATCTGGAAAAACACGTTCTGGCAGGCATTAAGGCAGTTATCCAAAACCTTATCCACATCCTCTGTTGGAATATGCTCCAACACATCCGTACAAAATCCATAGGTTGCCCGAAGATCCAAGGGCTTAGTCAGGTCATGCTCAACAAACTTAATAACGCCCTCGTCCACCAGGTTCTGAACATCCTCGTCCAAGCAGTTGCTGGCAAAGTCCACCGCCGTCACATCCATATTGCCAAACAAAGCAAGCGCCTTGGACCCCCGCCCGGTGCCACAACCCAGGTCAATCACAGGTGAATTAGGTAGCGGTTTGGCTTGACGCAGAAACTCTTTAGCAATCATCTCCCCAGGAGAGACGGTTCTGTACTCAGGCTTATCCCACATCGTTTTATAAATGTCTTTTTCAGCCGGTCGGATCGGCTTAATTAAAAGCGTGGGGGTTTGGCCTGTGAAGGGCATTCTTTCTTCCTTTATGCGAGTCGTACAAACGCCTGAGTAAGCGTAAACGGCGGGAAAACAATCGTAAAGGTCTCGCCAAGGGCCTGTTTAGGACCACCAAAATCGAGAACAAACGCCGCCGGATTTCCCGAAACCGACGAGTTGTAAATCAAAGCGCCATAGGGTTCAAAGGTCACACCCGTGAACGAAAGGTCTGCAAAGTCGACCAACACAACACCGCTTGAGATTGTCAAAGGAAGCGACGTAAGATTCCCACCGCCTGCCGCGTACGTGCCCGTTGCAACCACTTCGTTCGTGGCAGTATAGGCTGTGGTCGATGCGTTAAAAGACGCGTTATTGTCGTAAAGCGCCAGTTTGAACTGATCACCGCCTGTGCCAAACGTGTGAACGCCCTCAAAAAGCTCTTTTTTGAAGGAATCACAGACAAAATTTCCGCTAAATGCCATGGTCAGGGTCCTGGTGAGGCTGATTTAATGGGTACCCGGATCATGCCATCACGGTACTCATCACGACGACGGCGGCCAGTCTGCTCAACACCCACACCCTGAACAGCCTGTTTGTAGCTGTTTTCAAAGTACTGGAGCATATCCAGAGGGCCTTTGGTGTAGCTGTAGGCCTGTATCAGGCATGCGTACAACAACGCCTCAGGGGCGTTAATGCTGACCCAGGTGGTCGGATTCGACGCAGAGAGCTGTGCAGGCCTGTAGATGTAGCCCATCTGCACGGTGTAGCTCTGAGCCGGCGTAGGAGCCACCTGGAAGGTGTTTTGATCCCATACCGAGTAGTACTTTGGAATACCGGTTTCGGTGTAGTCCGGCCAGTATTCACGAATGAATGAGTTGTCCCTGAAATCCAGGAAAGTTCTGTCATCGCCAACAACAAGCATTAAATAGCGATGAGTAAGAATAGTAGAAGGAGCCTCCAGGAATCGATTTCCTGCAGTAAGCGTCCCAGTGTCCTCTTGCTTAAAAACATCTAAGTCAATGTCCCTCAAAATGCGGTTTTCGGCCATCGTAATGAACGTGTTGATGACCGAATTGGAGAAGACATTGCTGTCCACCTCCGTGTAATTGCGAATGTTGGTTACGAGTTCGTCGTAGGTCATGAGATCACCACCGATACTGGACTGATTTTAATGTCCATAAACAAGGGCTTGTTCAACGCATCTGGCGTCATGTTTATGCCGTTATTAGCCGTTCCCACGCTCTGGAACGAAGAAAATCCTGGGGTTCCAACAAAGACGGATACTGGCTCGATACGGTCAGGACGGGGCTCCAAAAGCGCAATTGCATCGCCCTGGTACTTAAGCGGCTCAAGCTGCGGCTCTTTGGGCTCGTAATCATCTGGGCAGACCTTAAAGCCACGCCAGTTCTTCCTTAAGACGTTAAAAGGGTAGCGCTGGCCGCAGTAATCGCACAGACCAAAGGAGAATTTACCGGTTGCGTAAGCCACGTCATGCCCCAAGATCCGGTACGAAGGACACGCTTGCCGTGTCACGGTCTTCCAGAGCTGCTCGTTGGAAGTCCTCGTCGTAAAAGGCTTTTAGGGCCGTTACGCGCTCAGGCGCAAACTTCAAAGCTAGGTAATAAGCAAGACCTGACACCAGGCAGGGCAAGAAACGGAAGTTCACATCTGCCGTGTTGGTGTAGCCGCCTGCATCCTGGATTCGTCGAATCCGGTAATAAACAAACGTGTAAGCCTGGTCGGCTGACGGATACAGAAAGACCTGGAACGTATTCGCCCGTTGCACGTAATACTGAGCAGGCCGAGCTCGTGTCGTTTTGTCAGGAATGTTCAGATACTCTTCCCGACTGATACGATCAATCGTAATGTCCGTCTGCTGGCCCTGAGACGTGTCTCGAATGACCGCAGAAAGCACGTTCACCGTGTCCGAATCAAGCGTGAGGGTGGATACCCCAGCCGTCAAAGGGAAGGTCTGCTGCTCGATTGTCCAAAGGTTTAGGCCCCTGTTGGCCCAATCCAAGAAGACCAGGTTCAACGAACGACGAGCAGAATTGAGCTGATAACCCGAGGTCATCCGCATCCCGCAGCGCTCAAACGCCTCCTCGACGATGTCGTCGATGTTCAGGTC